TAGAAAAGCCCTTCTTAAGATGAAGGCTAGAAGATCTGGTGAGCTAAAATCACTTAAAAGCTCATGGCCCAAATTTAATGATGCCTTCTGTGATGGATTGGAATGGAGAACTATCACCGTAGTAGGTGCTAGGCCTGGAACAGGTAAAACTTTATTTATGGAGCAGTTAATCTCTGATATTATTGAAGAGAACCAAGACCATAAATTTAGAGTGCTTAAGTTCCAGTTTGAGATGCTTGATGAAACCAATGGTATCAGAAAGCTGAGTCTGAATACAGGTTCTGATTACAATACACTAATGTCCAAAGGTGAACCAGTAGATAAGGATCTATATCTAAGATGCGTCCAGTACTATGAAGATAGTGCAAAACATGATGTCATTGATGTAATATATGATCCATGTACTGTAGATGAGATGTGTGCAACTATACATTATTATATGGAAGCTCACAAAGATGAAGCAGGTAACTACACAAATGCCTTGGTTACTATTGACCACTCAGCTTTATTTAAAGTAGGTAAAGGTCAGAAGGATAAGTTTGAAGTATTATATGCTCTTGGTGAAGCCATGACATATATGAAGAAACATTATCCTGTGGCGTTTCTTATCTTAAGTCAGTTGAATAGGAACATAGATAACCCAGACAGGTCTAAAGACGGTGACTATGGAAATTATGTATTAGATTCTGATTTATTTGGAGCAGATGCTTTATTGCAACATGCTGATGTAGTGTTGGGTATTAATAAACCCTCTATCAGAAAGATTAGACAGTATGGTCCAGAGAGATTTATAATTAGTGATGAAGACACTCTTGTGTTTCACTTCCTTAAATCTAGAAATGGTACCACTAGGATTAGCTTCTTTAAGCTTGATAGACACTCCATGAGGATTATTGAAATAGCAACTCCAGCCCAAGCAAGTAAAACAATTAAAATTTAAGTATGAGTAGAAAAGAAAAAGAAAAGGAATTCTTTGCCCATCACATGGACAAATTCCGTAAAGCTCAAGTAACTGATCCTTTCTTTACTATCAAGACTGCTTTCTTTCAGAAAGGTAAGTATGGTAGACAAGTCCAGTTATTTGAGGGTGAACTAAAGAGAGGAGAAGATATCTATATTGAGTTTATTGACATTATGAGAGATTCACTTGGTAAAGAAACAGGCATTGAACATGCCTTTGAAGATAGACCACTCTTTAAGTACAAACACAATCCTTATTTTGCAGAAGAGTATGATGTAAAAGAAGGTACAAGTTCTAATGGTGATAATTATTTTGCTTATACAATTCCATTGTCTGAGTTAATGGTTATTATGCCTGATGGTTCTGAAATTACACATAATCTTTATGAGAAAAGAAAAGCTGAAGCTCCTAAGGAGCAAGTAAGTCTATCTGTATTTCCAGATTTTGAGAATGAGTTTATTCCAAAGCTTAAAGAAATCAGTTTAGATGAAGAAGAGTCAGCTTCTGACATTCTTCTAAGAATTGCAACAGAGTTTCAAAAACTAGCAACTAAGATAAAATGAGTATAGTACTTCCAACTAAAAAAGTCAAGGCTGAAAGAGTTAATCCAAAGAGATTAGTAATCTATTCAAAGCCAAAGACAGGTAAAACAAGTGCCTTTGCGGGTCTTGACGAGAATCTAATCATGGATTTAGAAAATGGTGCTGATTATGTAGAAGCTCTTAAGGTTAAAATAGGAAGCTTGCAAGAGCTACTTGATGCTGGTAAAGCTATTAAAGCTGCAGGTAACCCATACAAGTTTGTTACAATAGATACTGTAACTGCATTAGAAGATATGGTAATGCCTTTAGCTATCAAGCTTTATAAGAACACAAGCATGGGTAAAAACTATGATGGTGATAATGTATTGTCCTTACCAAATGGTGCAGGATATTTATATTTGAGACAAGCTTTCTTTCAAGTTTTAGATTTTATTGATACATTAGCTCCCCATATTATTTTGTCTGGTCACATTAAGGACAAGCAAGTTGATGATAAGGGAGAGATGGTTCTTGCTGCAAACATTGATTTGACAGGTAAGATTAAATCTCTAATCTGTGCTAACGCAGATGCAATTGGCTACATGTATAGAAAAGGTAACAAAACTATTTTGTCATTCAAGACAAATGAAGAAGTTACTTGTGGTGCAAGACCTGAACATCTAAGAAATGAGGAGATTGTAATTACAGAAGCAAATGAAAAAGGTGAACTAGAGTTTCACTGGGACAAAGTATTTATTTAATTATTAAAAACAAAACAAAATGGCATTAAGCACAACTGATTTAGGAGCAGCAGGCTCAGGACTACCAAAGACAATCACTCCAGGTAACCACGTATTGAAAATTAACAGCATTGAACTTGAAGATTTCAAGTTTATTGATGGTGCATATCATCTTATGATGCATGTAGAAACACAACCTATTGAAGGTTTTGAAGGCTTCATGATTGACAAAGATGATGAAAGCAAAGGAAGATATACTGGTCAGATTGGTAGAGTAAAAGCAAGCCAATATGCATTTGCAGATGGAGAGACAAAGACAGGTATCAAAATTCAGAGAGATAGATCTATCTTGATCTTCTTAAGAACTCTTGCACATACATTGGAACTTGATTCTTGGTTTGTTGAGCAAGATGGTCAGCATGATACTATTGAGGACTTTGTTAAAGCATTCAATAAAACTGCAGACTTTAAAGGTAAATACCTTGAATTCTGTGTTGCAGGTAAAGAGTATGAAGGTAAATCAGGTTATACTAACTACGATATGTGGTTGCCAAAAGCAGAAGGTAAGAAGTATGCATTTGGTGCCGTAGAGGGTGGTGTAGTTATTCCTTATGATGAAGCTAAGCATCTCAAGAAAATTGAAGTTAAAGAAGTTAAGTCTTTTGGAGATGATGATGATGTTTTTACAAAGCCAAAAACATCTTCTGATTTTAGTTTAGACTAATTAACTAACCCTTTATAGAGGGGGGAGTTAATTAACAATCAATGTAACTTAATATTAACAGGGATTTTAAATTAAATCAGGAGCCTCCCCCCTTTATTTTTATTACTATGATTTCAACGAAGAACTTAGTATCTGATTTAGAGGATGTACCTAGAGAATGGGTATTTGAATATTATCTAAACTTAAAAGAAAAGCTTATTGGTCAGGATATAAAAATGCTCTCAGCATTTAATGTAAAGGACAAAGTTCCAAGCATGTTTATCTATCGCAATGGGGATTACTATAAGTTTAAAGATTTCTCTTCTGGCTTTCAAGGTGATCAAATTGAACTTGTCAAATGTTTATTTAACTATGATTCAAGATTCAAAGCAGTTAATAGAATACTAAATGATTACCAAGAGTATCTAAAGTATAATGCACCTGCAGAAAGAGGACCCATACAATTTCATGATAAGTTCAAAGTAGTAGATTTCCAAATGAGACATTGGAATTCCCAAGACTCTAAGTTTTGGACAAGTTTTAGGATTTCTTCAACTGTGTTGGAGAGATATAATGTTGTCCCATTGGAGTTCTTTACTATGGAGAAGACTGAAGTTGATGGTAGTCTTAGGTCTTATAGATTTTCTAGACCCTATGTCTATGGTTATTTTAGACAAGATGGTGAGCTGTATAAGATTTATATGCCTAAAGTCCCAGAGAAGAAGTTCATTAAGATCCAGAACTATACACAGGGTATGGATCAATTGCAATATGATTCCAAGTATTTACTGATTGTTTCTTCACTTAAAGATCTCATGTCTTTTAAGAAACTTGGTATTGGTAATATAGAATGTATTGCTCCAGACAGTGAGAATACAATGATTGGAGAATCTGTTATAAATAAACTTAGAGAAAAGTATTCTAAGATTATTGTACTATTTGATAATGATGAGCCCGGCATAAAAGCTGCTCAGAGATATCAGGACAAGTATAATATCCCACATGTAATACTTGATATGTCTAAGGATTTATCAGACTCTGTCAGAGATCATGGTATTGAACCTGTGAGAGATAAGTTATTATCTTTACTAAAACAGATAGTATGAGTTGGTTATACAAAGGTGAAGTATTTAATGACAGCAAAATTCCAGATGGTGCTGTAGGTTTCATTTATGAAATGGAAGCAATCATTGATGGTAAAGCAGTCCGTTACATTGGTAAAAAGAATTTTCATTCTGTAGTTAAAAAGAAACTTGGAAAGAAAGCTATTGCTGCAATGACAGATAAAAGAGCATCTAAATACACTTTTGTAAGCAAAACTAACTATGAAAACTATTACAGTAGTAATCAAGTGCTACAAGATGCACACAAAGCAGGAATTCCTATAAAGAGGTTTATGGTCAGGATATGTTTCTCAAAGACAGAGTTAACATATCATGAGACTAAATTTCAATTTGTAAGAGAAGTGCTTGAAAAAGAAGAATATCTGAATGCCAATATCCTTGGCAGGTTTTACAAAATCAAATAGTATGAAAGAAATGGATATGATTGGAACCCTTGTTAGATTAGCTGACTTGGGGGTAACTGGTATTAAGGTACAATATGAAGGATCTGGTGATTCAGGTGCAATTGAAAATGTAGTTTATACTATGGAAAAAATGGTTGAAGATGAAGAAGATGCCTTTGATAATATTAATGATATTTATGTATGGGATCAAAAAATCTTACATCTTCAAGACCTAGATTCTGGTCTTAGTTCTGATATAGCAAATTTTGTTGAAGAACAATTACTCCAAGATGTTGAAAATTGGTGGAATGATGAAGGTGGTTATGGTGCAGTATGTATTTTAGTTCCTTCTGGTAAGTATAAGATCTTTAATGATATTAGAATTACTCAGGTTGAGAGTTATCATCATGAGGGATCTTTAATTGAAAAGACATTGTAATGGCACATCCATATCAACATGCCGTATCTTCAGCTAGAAAGTTTGGAGGTATTCCAGAAGACTATGTAGAAATCCATAAGTGGTTTGATGCTACTAAAGCATGGGTGGGTCACAGTAAACATAGAATGTTCCGTCATCATAGTGAAGGGATATTTGAATGTGAAAAAGTATTTGGACCTTATTTTCTAAATTCTGATGACAAAAGAGTATATACAAGATATGTTGGAGAACAACATGTAAAGGAAGATTGCAATGGATATATTCCAAGTGCAAAAGAATGGATAGATATGATTGCAAGTGGTAAACCACAGGAGTGGGCTATTAAAACTCTAAAAATAGAAGACTAATGACAAGAGATGAATTAAAAAATCTGATTAACATGTTTCAGTCAAGTGATGCTGATAACCATATAGTTGCATTTCATGCAATTGAGAACAGTACGCTTGATAATAATGAACTAGTATTATTGTATAAATTTTCAGGGAAACCATTTGCAAAATGGAAGCATGAAATTCCAAAGACTGCAGAAAGAATTACTGATGTAATTGGTGATGAAGCTATAGCATTATCATCTGCACGTGTGCTTGGTATTATTACTAACAATAAAGCAG